GGCAAGTCTTCAGCGATGGCGTTACGGACGATCACGAAATCTCTCGGCCCGAAGCGCGGATGTTGATGGCCGTAGCCGTGCCGGCTAGCGTTGAGATTGTCCCGCCCGGCGCGAGCACCTGCCCGACCAGTTCAGGAAACGTGTACGTCTCCGAGGGCAGCAGCGTCTTGGTCTTAACAATCAGGTTCTGGTTGCCGGCGTTATCAAAGGCCGTAACAAGGTTGACTGACAGCGTGGCAGCCGAGCTGCTGTAATTGGTCGCAGTAAACTTGTCAATGATGGCCGACACGTTAGTCGCCGTGTACTGCGTCGTTTGGCTGTTTTCGGCAATTTTTGCCGGTATGAGGACTCTTACGCTAACTGCCATACGTCACCTTAGAATGTAAAGACGAACCGCACGCGACCCGAAAGCCCCGCGTCGCCGTCAAAGAAAAACCCACCATTGCCGCCTGCGCCAGCCGTTAAAGAGCCTACGCCGGCAATTCCCGCCGCACCAGCTTGGGTAAAGAACGCGCCGCCGTTACCCGGCGTATTGGTCGTGTTGCCGCCTGTTGCCGTGCCGCCAGCGCCTTGTTGAGCAAACTGCCCCGAATCGCCGCCGTTACCACCGCCGCCGGTCATGGTTGTAATCGTATACGTGCCGCTTGACACGTTAGAAAAACCGCCGGGTTCGCCGTTAGGCGAAAAGCCGCTGCCGCCAGGGCCGCCCGCGCCAACAATATAGTTGATGGTTTTACCATCTTGCCCAGACAACGACAAAATAGTCTTAACGTACCCGCCGCTGCCACCACCACCGCCGGGAAATATCTCTGGTTCACCGGGGGCAATAAAGCCAGAATAGCCGTATCCGCCGCCACCGCCCGCGCCCCAGACTTGAATCGTTACGCCCAGTGCGCCCGTGGGGATAGCAATTGACCCTGACCCCGGCTCAGAAAAGTCAAACACGCCAGCCCCAGCGCCGCCGGTGCTGCCGTTAATAAACGCAACGAGGGTAGCGCCGCTCATTAGGTCAAGCCCGCTCCGCTGATAAGCCAAGAGGTCGCGCCGATCTTGATACAGGTCGCTACGCCGTTCTGCGCAAGTGTCCGCGTGCCGGTCGTAGTGCTGTTAACAAGCGTTAGCGTGTCGGAGGTGATTGCAATGGACAGCGCCGAGCTATTGACGTTGATAACAATGAATACCGTGCCCGTCGGAAAGGGCACAGCGGAGTTGGCCGGAATGGTCAGCGTCACGCTGCTCCCGTTCATTACGATGGTTTTGCCGGCATCTGAAGCAATAAGCGTATAACCCGTCGTTTTGCTGTTAAGCGGCGCTTCGCGGTAGCCCACCGCATAGTTGGTGCTGCTCGGCGCGTTGTCGGGAATCAGCGCCGTGCCCGTAAACGTCGGGTTATTAATAGGCGCGTAGGTCGCCGCAGCAGCCGATGTGGACAGCGCGTCCGTAATGCCGTAGCCCGCAAGGGTCGTCGGCGTGCCGGTCACGTTAGACCAAGCAATACCGGCAATCGTCAAATCGTTGACGCCTGAGATGTCATCGTACGTGCCGATCTGCACGCCCGCTGCCGTTTGCAGAATAAACTTGTAGCTAACGGCTTCGGATAGCCAAATCTCCGCCGGCACGCGGCCCTCGGAGTTGAGCACAATTGGATTGCTATGCGCCGTGCCGCCGCCGATGCTGGTGTAGGTTGCCTCCGGCGTTGTCGTGCCCGCCGTGTAGGTAAAGATGCGACCGCCTGCAAGCGGGTTGCCCGCACCGTCAAAAAACTGTGCGCCGGCACCGGCCAGCGGGGAAAGGAATACGGTCATATATACACCTGCATCACGGTCAATATGATGGATGGAATTGCGGGCACAGGGCTAGAAGCGGCAAAGTGCTGCAACTGCACGTCAAGGCTGTCAACGGAAAAATATAGCTGAAAATAGTCGCCGTTGGATAGCGGCAAAAAATAGTTTGCAGCGGAGAAAATTTCGGCGTCGTTACCCTGAATTTGAATCAACGAGCCTGAATTAGCGACGGCTGTGCCATTGATGGCTGGCCAGATGTAAAACTTGCCGCTGCCGCCCGACGTTTTGTCTACCTGAACGGAGAACTGCACGTTGTAGATGGCTGGCCGCGAGACCTTGATTTTGCTGTTGTCAGCCGGGTCGCGGTAAATGCCGTATGCCGTATCGGCGTTATTGTACGTGATGGCTTTAGCAGTGTTGATCGTGGTCGCCGCTTGCGTTTGCGTCGAAAAGAACGACCCAAAACTTACAGGCGTAAACTCTAGCCTAGGCGGGCGCAGCTCTAACGCTTCAACTCTTGCCTGCGTAGCAGTCAGCTCGGCTTCGGTCGCGGCGTCGCTATATGGCGCCAGCTCCAGATCAGCGAGCGAGATGGCGGTCGTACCGCCACCTGTCAGTTGAAACTGGTTATTAAGAAAGCGGAACCACTCGCGCGAAATAACGCCCGTTCGCTCGTCCACAAACGGCACGCGAGGCGCCGGGATGTTAGTCGTATTGGGTACGGTCATGCGGTCGTCGAGCTAAGTTGTAGCTCCGCCCCCATGATTGCTACGATAACTGGATCGGTTCCCGACACCTCGTACACGCGGTCACGCGACTTCATCGTCGCGCCAAGCCGACGCCAGATCACACGGGTTTGCGTAGCGCCGATTGGCCCCATGTCGCGCCAATACTCGTTGCTCCAAGTGTGCCCGCCGTCGTCCGACCAGCGCAGCATAACCTGCGGGTCTGTGCCGACGTTCGGGCCGATAAGTGCGTAGAGCGAGCTTGGTGTGGTGTTAGGCGCTACAGCTTGGTTAGTCTCAATTTCAATGGCGCCTTCAGTGGACAAAATTAAATCTAGCGCCGACGATGATTCGTCGCCCGAAAGACCTACACCTGTTTGGCAGTCAAGCTGCAACTGGTGGTGGATCGTGCGGGTCAAGTTATTTTGCCCAGTCGGCAACGCGCGCCAGCGGCGCAGCCATTTCTGTACAACACCCGCATCCAAGTAAACATCTAACTTAAACTGGTAAATGTTGCCGTTTTGAAAGTCGCCGACCGTCGGATAGCCATTGAAGGCCGCATGGCAGTTAGACCGATGGCGCTTGTACTCACCGTTGACGAGCGCGGCACGTTCGTGCCAAGCGCCGGTCGCGGCATCAAACACCCACGTCGTATCGGCAGACGGAAAGATCAGCACGTAGAACGCGTGGCCATCTTGCTGATAAGTGTACGCCAGCGCGTCGGACATATCGCTGTACTGCTGAATAGCAAACTCAACGGCGTGCGTCGATACGCGCACGGCTTGATAGCCATTCGCGCGGTAAACAATCCCGCGTCCGCGTGCGTCCGACCCTAGCCAAAAAACGGTGTTGTCGAGCTTGGCGACCGAGTACGGCGCGATGCAACCGACTTCGTTATAGGCGCCTTGGATGCGCTCTAACGGAAAGTCAATATTGCCCGAGTTGTACCAAACTTCAGTTGAGTTCGTGCCAAAAAGCCACGCTTCGCGGTGGTCGATCATTACGGCTACAAGGCCGTCAGGCGAACCCTCTGCTGACGCAAAGTCAAGCGGGTCAACAGACAAACCATCAAGCAGTTTTGTTACCCAAATGCGCTGGCTATTGGGCTCGTTAAAAACAAAATACCCATCCAGATACCCCACGGTAACGGCACCGGGGAAATCTGGATCGGTAATCTGAGCAAAAACGCCCGTCGTAAAATTGTAAATGAAGCCGTTAGGATTGCAGGCAACAAACAACTGCAAGCCGTTATCGGCCATCGACACCGGGCCCGTGCCCGTAATGTCGCCGAGCTTGGTAATCGTAATGTTCGGCGTCATTTTGAACAACTCACTGCCGGAGGCAATGTAAATGTCGTTCTCGCGGTTCCACAACCCACGGATCGGCCCTGACCCAACAGATGCGATCAGCTCCATGCCTGGGCAACGCTGAAGGTACGCCGGTTCCTTGCCACCCTCGGGGATGACTTCGGGATACAAATTAACCATGCGCGCGTCAGCCGCGTTTGGGCTGCGCACCACATACGATGACCCGAGAATCGGTGTCTTCATGGCTTAGGCGACGGTAGCGCCGTTGTTGGACACAATCCACCAGTCGGTGCCAAGGAACTGCAATAGCACGCTCTCGCCGACGGCGTTAAAGGTAATGGTCGTGCCATTGCCAAAGTTGGTGGGCGTCAGCACGCCTGTGTCAGCACCTGCTGCTTCGGCCACATAGACAATAGCCTTTAGTTGCCCTGCCACACCGTCCGCTAGGGTCAAAGCGTTGCCCGTAGCGGTAGACGTAAATGCCGTAGTCAACGTCGTGATGTTGACAGCACCGGGGCCCGAAAGCGCTTGCACGCTGCCAACCACAGCACTTGCAAAGGTCTGCGTGCCGGTAAAAGTCTGCGCGGCGTCCGTGCGAGCAACTGACGCGCTCGTAGACGGGAACGTCATCGTCGTTGCGTCCGTGCCCGCAAACGTAATCGAGTTATTGCAAGTTAGCGTCTTGCTGTTGG